CTGTCGAGCGTGACGTAGGGGCCAGCGCATCCACAGTCGGAGCAGGACACGCGGACAAAGCCGAAGTCATCCAAGTCCGTCTCGACAAACGGGCCGCGCTTCGCTTCGTGCGGAAACGGACACGGCAGAAGGCTCTCGCCTCCCACTGTGGGGTTGGTCGCGTCCGTCATGCGGCATCCGCCGCAAATCCCGCCTTGAACAACTGGCGTCGTGGCTCCACAGCGCGGGCATTTCTCGATGTTGCTCACGCTCCACCGCCTTTCGCGTCACTATCGCTATTCTTGCCGGTGCCGTGGCAGTCGTCGCATTGAACGGGGTCGGGCGCTCGGCCTAAGCCCTGAACGAACGCCCACATTTCGCCGCGACCTTGGCAAGTCGGGCACTCACTATCGCTAGGGGGTGCGGTGGCGGTGAGGGCTTCGATTGCGGCGGTGGCCACCACATTCAGCGGTTTTTGAATGACGGGAGCAATCGCCCGCGCTACTCGCTCCACCAAGTCAGCATCGGGACTAGAGGCAGCGGATTGGGGGCCGGCTTCGTGCATGTAGCGATAAATCTCGGCGACTTGCTTGCGCTCGTCTGTGCCGTGAAAATTGCACGCTTCCCGCGCTTTCAGCCCAGCCTCTATCATCGCATCTGTCGGCTTATCGGTGGTCATGCTGCAGCCTTCCCCCTCTCCTGTTCACGTCGCCGGCGGAACTCGCGGTTGATCGCTTCGACCTGGGCGCGCTGGCGCGCGACGATGCGCAGGATGGCGCGCAGCTGCGCCAGGCGCTGGTCCAGCTTGGCGACCTTGGTGTCGGTGCTGACCGGGTCGCGCACTTCGGTTGCGGCCCCATCCGACCCAACCTGGGCCGCGCGGGCTTCGTCCAGCGCCCGTTCGACGACGGTGACGGTGCGTTCGGCGGCCTGCTCGGCGAGCAGCCACCCGACTTCGGTCTGGCCGTCGATGCCGCCGGCATAGATCGAGCGGTATTGGCCGGTTTCCATCAGTCGGGCGATGACGTGCCACGCCTGATAGTCGATCGTCGCTTCGTCGTCCGACAGCTTGCCCGACGCGACCAGCGCCGGATATTTGCGTTCGCGCAGCGCGACTTCCTCGCGCGCGGCGGCGGCCAGGGCCGGGTCGATCGCAGTCATCGCTTCGCGCACCGGGGACCTGGCAGCGCGAGCGACAGCAGCAGCGCTTCGCGCAGCGTCAGCGGCGCAATGTCGTTGGCGGCGCGCCGGTCAGCCATTGTGCTTCCCCTGTGCAATGTCGATGAACAGTTCGACGACCGCCCAGCTGGCGAGCGTGCCGAGCGCTGCGGCGATGAACAGGCCGGCGGTGCGGCGCGCCAGATCGGGGTCGTGCCAGTGGCCGAGCGCGGCGACGCACGCCCCGGCGAGGCTGGTCGCGACCACCGCCACGGCGAGCCAGCGCGCGGCGGTCACGCGACCGCCTTCAGCCGCCGCTGGCGGCGCTCGCTGATCGCGAACACGAATTGCGACCAGGCGGGATGGGTGCGCCATTGGATGGCGTCGCGGCAGCGCTTGACGTGGTCAGCGTCGACCCGCAGCAGCACCGCGGCCGAGCGGCCGACGAAGCGCCGGTCGAAGCGGTCAAGGGTCAGTTCGTCGGGCATGGGTCAGGCTGCCTTGCGATCGCGCAGCTGGGCGCCGGTGCGCGCTTCCAGTTCGCGCAGCTTGTGGTCGAGGAAGCGCGACCAGATCAGCCGCGCCTTCAGCGCGTCGCGCCGCGCCGCCTGGCGCTTTTGCTTGGGCGTGCGCAGCGAGCGCCCGGCCAGCGCGCGGTCCAGGTCGTGGAACTCGCGGGTTTCTTCCGCGGTCAGCGGGGTGCCGTCGATCAGGTCGGCGGGGTCGACCCGCAGATTGCCGCTGGCGTCGGCCTTCAGTGGCAGGCTGATGACGAACTCGCCTTCGCGGCGATAGAGGATTCGCGCCAGCTGGGTGCGCCCCTCATGCTCGAGCAACGCATAGCTGCCGGCATAGGGGTAAGGCGTCGGGGGCTGAAGCATCGTAACTGGTCCCTTCGGTTCGAAAAGCGGCGAAGGGATATGCGGGAAAATGCCCGCATGTCAAGTCATGGTGCGGGATTATGCCGCGTCGCTGCGGTTCATATCCCGTTCACGGGACGAACGGGAACGTTCGCTTTCATCGAATCGTTGCGTCGGGGGAGATTGGGCCAGTGTTACAGCCCCAAATGTTATTGCGCTCCATTCGGGGCAGCCGGTCGCCCGGCCTCGCCGCGGCCCACGTCATTGGCGAATTTCGCTGCGAACTCGACCAGATGATCGCCCTTTTGGAAGCGGCCATGACCGAAGGCGAGCAGGCGCACGCGCTCGAGAGCGCCGAGCGGCAGCGGGCAATGAACATCGCCCGCGCGCTGCACGACATCATGGCCGCCGATTCGTGCCGGCTGGGCGAAGTGGAAGCGGTGCTGACCGCGCTGCCGCTGGCGGCAGTCGCTGCGGGCGACGGCCTACAGGCGCCCTAGCACGCGGTGAATCTTGGCGACCCGCTGGGTTTCGACGCGGAACGTCGTGTCGGGATTGAACTGGCGTAGTTCGACATAGCCGCCGGTGCGCCGCACCAGGCGCTTGATCAGCACCGTGACGACGCGGTCGGCATCCTCGCCCGCCGCGGCGCCCGCCGGCGGGCGCAGCTGGACGATGACGTCGTCGCCGATGCCGACGCTGGCGCGGGGCGAGACGAACGCGCATTCCCCCGGCTCGAACCGCGGCGCCATCGAATCGCCGACCACGGTCACCGCATAAGCGTCGTCGTCGCCGGCGAGACTCGGCGGACGGCCGAGATAGTCCAGCACTTCGCCCAGATGCAGTTCGGTCAGTTCGACCTGGTCGTCGACGTCGGCGCTGCCGCCGCCCAGTGCCGAGCCGAGCAACGGCACCGGGCGGGCGTCGGCGAGCGCCGCCCAGGCCGTCGGCTGCAGCCCGGTCCCGGCGACTTCGCTGCGGACCAGGTCGAGCGCCGCAGCGGCGCGTTCTTCGGCTTCGCGCTCCTCGCCGCCGTTCAGCAGCCAGTCGCTGGTCGTGCCCAGGACGCGCGCCAGATCGGCAAGGCGATCGCCGCGCGGCAGGCCGCGGCGGCGGCGCATGTCGCGCAACAGATCGGGTTTGCCGACGGCGCGCATCGACGCTTCGCGGTCGGACAGACCCCGTTCCCCCAGCTTGCGGTCGATGCGATCGACCACGGACTCCCAACGGCTCGGCACAGTGCGGGAATTTACCAGCATAAATGCCCCGGTGTCGTGCGGGAAAAAACCATTTGACAGATGCGGGATTTTCTCCGCAATATCCGCGCCGATCATTTCGGGACCTTTTCCATGACCTTGCTTGAAACCATCCTCGCGGTCGCTTCGCTGTGGGCCGACTCGCGCGGGCATAGCTCGACCGCGCGCCTGTCGACCATCGTCGCCAACGACGGCGGCCTGTTGAAGCGGCTCGAGGCGGGCGGCGGGACCACCGTCGCGACGCTCGACAAGTTCGCGGTGTTCCTGCGCGACCCGGCCAACTGGGGCGACGCAATCCCGTCCGCCGCAGCCGACCTGCTCGCCACCATCCCGCCGATCGTCACTGCGGCCGAGCCTCTGGAATTGTCCGACATCGTCGCCCCCTTGCCTGCAGATGATAAGGCGGCCCTGGCCGACCTGTCAGGCGGTAAGTGCGGCGATCGTATCGCCGCCGCCACGACCGCGTCGCCATCGCCCGATAATTTGCGCGAGAATATCGGCGACGTCGCGCTGGCCGATAAACCGGCGGCCAATATCGGGGGGCTGACAGCCACCGCCCCTTTTTCCTCTGCGACCTGTTCGGCGACGACCGGGCAGGCCGCGTCGTCGCCGGCGAACCCAGCCTGTTCGACTGGGGCCGCTAGGTGAGCGACCAGCGCACGATCACGCTGGCGCCGCACCTGCAAAGCGCCAAGGTCGCGTTCGGCGATCTGGTCGATGCGTTCGGCGGGCAGGTCGCGGTCGCGGCCGAGACTGGGCGATCGCAGTCGCGCATCAGCGACTATGCGCACCGCAACCGCGCCGACTTCCCGCCACTGGACGTGATCGACGCGCTGGAAGCGCGGACGGTCGGGGTCGCCGGCCATCCCCACGTCACCGCCTGGCTGGCCAAGCGGCGCGGCTATGAACTGGTCAAGCTGCCCGACCCGTCGGCGCCGGCGATGCCGCTGACCGCGCTGCTGTCGGAACTGGCCAAGGCGTCGGGCCAGCTGTCGGCCGGAATCCTTAGCGACATCACCAGCGACAACGACATCAGCGCGCCCGACGCCTGGCGCCGGCTGAAGGATGCCGGCGAACTGGTCCGGGTCGCGGTCGAACTCGAAGCCCGGCTGAAGGCGCGGGCGAGCGAAGGCACGGGGGGGTAAAGCGTGACCCGGGGGGGAATTTCATCAGCACCGGCATTCGGGTTCGGGTTCGGCGGCCATTCGGCGCCGATCACCGCCGCGGCGCGGCGCTCGGCCGTCGAAAGCTGGACGGTCACCGAAGGCGACATCGACGCCTGGCTGAAGACCGCGCGGGTTGGCGACGTGTTCGTCTATTGCCACGGGCCGCAGCTGGTTCAGGGCGCCGCCGCAGCCCGGGTCCGCGCGCTCGCCGATGCCGGCGAAGTCATCCCCCACAACCGCCGCGCGGCCGACGGCGGGCTGGACTTCTTCGTGCGCCGCAACCGGGTGCGGGTCGTGACCCAGCGCGCGCCGGTCTGCGACCCGCAGATGATGGCGGTGCTGCTGATCATCCAGGACGCCGCCCAGGACGGCCGCCCGTGCCCGACTGACGTCGACATCGCCGCCGCCGGCGACCTGCATGTCGAGCAGGTCAAATGGGCGCTGCGCAAGCTGGTCGACGCCAGGTTCATCGAACGGCGCACGGTCGCGGTGCCGGGCCGCGGCACCGCCAGGTTCCGCATCGTCAAGGTCATCGCGACCGGTGCGGAAACTGCAGGCCCGGGGGGCGCGCAATGACCGACGTCGAAATCGGCCGTCGTGCACGCGTCGTCATCGCCCGCGAACTCGCCTGTCCGCTGAAGCGGCTGACCGACCAGGCCGACTTCCGGCTCGACCTCGACGCGGACAGCCTCGACCTGGTCAACGTGCCCCACGCGCTCGAGGAAGAATTCGGGGTGCGGTTCAGCGACGACGAAGTCGAATTCACGCAGACCGTCGGAACCGCGATCGACCTGGTCCGGACCAAGATGGAAAACCGGGGGCTGGCGCGATGATCGTCAGCATGACCGTGCCGCAGATGCGGCGCCACGAATGCACGATCGACGGCACCGTCGTTCGCCTGCCGCCGCAGGTCGCCGACCTGCTGGCGCTGCTGCTGATGCGATCGCCCGACGACATCGTCGACCGCGCGACGATCATCGAAGCCATCTGGCCCAACCCCGACCTGCAGCCGCTGACGGCGACGATCGCCATTCGCGTCTATGTCGCGGCGCTACGGCGCATCGGCGTGCCGGTCGAAACGATCGGTCACAGCAAGGGCTGCCGCGGCTGGCGCATTCCGGTCGAGGCACGCGGGTCCGACGCGCCGGCGCAAAGGCTCGCCGCGTGACCCGGCTGTGGCACCGGCTGCGCATCCGCCGGAGGGGATTCGCTGGCCGGCCCATCCTGACCAACCGTCGCCGGCTGGAACGATCACCCGACGAAGGCTTCGGCCTGCTGGAGCTGCTGCGCCGCGCGGGGGCGCTGTGAATGTCATGGCTGCATGTCCCTTCAACGTGCTTGAACTGTGCGCCGGGGTCGGCGGACTCGGCCTTGGCATCCACGTCGCCGTGCCTTCAGCGCGCAGCGTCGCTTACGTGGAGAGGGAAGCCCATGCCGCCGCAACACTGGTTGCGCGCATGGCGGCGGGCGACCTGGCTGAAGCTGCTGTCTGGTCTGACCTTGCCACCTTCGACGCTCGACCGTGGCGCGGAATCGTGGATTGCGTCGCTTCGGGCGACCCGTGCCAACCCAACAGCGTCGCCGGAAAGCGAACCGGCGCCGCCGACGATCGCTTCCTTATCGACCAGGTCCTTCGCATCGTCGACGAGTGCCGGCCTTTTCGTCTGTTCCGCGAAAACGTCACGGGGAACGCCGACGGGCAACTCGCCGCGCTGGTCGGACCATTGGAAGCAATGGGCTACCGCGTTGCGGCAGGAATCTTCAGCGCGGCCGAAGTTGGTGCCAGCCACCGGCGCGAACGACTGTTCATCATGGCCGACCGCACGGGTTGTGCAGGGGGCGGCTTACACGCGGGACCAGGGGAATCCCGAAAAGCCGCGGCTGACGCTGGAAGGCGAAGCGGTGCTGTGGGGCACCGCGCAGGCGCATCAGCGGGCGCAATCTCCCAAGGCCGACCAGTGGATGACGCCCAATGTGCCGAACGGGGGCCGGTCGGCGACCCATGCCGAAATGGTTGGCAGGACCGCGATGCACAACGGCAAGAAAGTGCAGGTGGGGCTGGAACATCAAGTGCGGCAATGGCCGCCGCCGACTGCTGGCGACGACCGGGGTCCGAGCGCGGGGTGGGAAGCGGCGCACGCGCGTCACGCGGCCAACGGGGTGAACAAGCAAATGGGGCTGCGGGACATGGCGCCGCGCTGGAATTGCTTTTCGCCCCCGGTCCCAGGGACCCCCGCTGGGCTGACATCATCGCCGTCGAGCCGGGTCTTGAACCCGCAATTTGTCGAATGGCTGATGGGCTGGCCGATCGGGTGGACCGACTTAGAGAATGCGGGAACGGGGTCGTCAGCGTGGCTGCAGCGCGCGCGTGGCTGGCTCTCGACGCTCTGCACCGAGACGCCCGAAGCGCATGGGCGACTGCTGTGAGCGCCGCGGCATGACGGCGGCGAGTCCCTGTGGCGACCGCCACCCACGCCAACCGGCGGTCGCGCTGCCCGCGCCTGGCGGGTGCCTGCTGCTGGTCGGTGACATGCTCGAGCGGCTGAAGGACTTGCCCGGCGACAGCATCGACAGCTGCGTCTGCGACCCGCCCTATCATCTGACCAGCATCGTCCAGCGGTTCGGGTCGGCCGACGCGGCGCCGGTCAAGCGCGGCGCGGCGGCCAATGCGACCGGCGCCTATGCCCGCGCCAGCAAGGGCTTCATGGGCCAGACCTGGGACGGGGGCGACGTCGCCTTCCGGGTCGAAACCTGGGCCGAAGTGCTGCGCGTGCTGAAGCCCGGCGGCCACCTGGTCGCGTTCAGCGGCACGCGAACCTATCACCGGATGGCGGTCGCGATCGAAGATGCCGGCTTCGAAGTCCGCGACATGATCGCCTGGCACTATGGCAGCGGCTTTCCGAAGTCGCGTGACATCAGCAAGGCGATAGACAAGGCAGCGGGTGCGGAGCGGGAAGTCGTCGGCCTGAACCCCAACCATCGCGCCGTGTCAGGCGTGACCTATGAGGGCGTCTATTCTGGCGGCAACACTGGCGCCGAACACATCACCGCCCCCGAAACCCACGCCGCCCGCGAATGGGAAGGCTGGGGCACCGCGCTGAAGCCAGCGACCGAACCGATCTGCCTTGCGCGCAAGCCGATCAGCGAAAAGAGCGTCGCCGCCAATGTCCTGAAATGGGGAACGGGCGCGCTCAATATCGGCGGGTGCAGGATTGGCACCGATGAACTGACACCGCGCAACAATGCAAACACGGCCACCCTTCTTAAGAAGGGCTTTGAGGGCGCGCCGAAGACGATTGAACCGTCGCCTCTAGGCCGCTGGCCCGCCAATCTCTGCCATGACGGAAGCGATGAAGTAGTGGCGGGGTTTCCTGAAACCGCAAGCGGAGGCGGGAACAAGCGGAGCAATGCCCCTCAATGGGGCGGACGCGCATCGGCCGACTTTATTGCCGAAGCCGACTCCGGCTCCGCTGCCCGGTTCTTCTACTGCGCCAAGGCCGACGGGGACGAACGCGGGTCGAAGTGCCTGATCTGCGGCGCGATCGCCGCCGACGAAGCCGAGCAATGCGCGTGCGTCGACCCGGAAACGGGCAAGCCCAAGCGCCTGTCGCACCCGACGGTCAAGCCGCACGGCCTGATGACCTGGCTGGTGCGGCTGGTGACGCCCAAGGGCGGAATCGTCCTCGACCCGTTCATGGGCACCGGCTCGACCGGGGTCGCCGCGCAAGCCGAGCAGCTGGGCTTCGTCGGCGCCGAACTGTCTCCCGACTATGCGGCGATCGCACAAAGCCGGCTGAAAAAGGGCGCGGGTCTATTCGCCGACGTTCGAATGTCGGCCTGTCCGCCGCCGCACGACAACCCCGTCGGCTTGGGCGACGACACTGAAAGCAAAGCGGCATGATGGCGCCGCGGTCTTCGCGCCGGCGGCGCTATGCGATGACCCCGGCGGTCACCTGGCTGATCAAGGCGTTCGCGCCGGTGTCCGGTCCCGCCGGCGACCCGGCGCAGCCGACGGTCGCCGAACTGCTGCGGTCGCAGGCGACGGTGCGGGTGCGCGGCCCGGCCGACCGGCTGACCATCGTCTATGACCTGCCCGACGGGCGGGCGCGGCTGCGCGCCGACCAGCTGGTCAAGAGCGCGTCGGGCATGAAGCTGGTGGCGATCGGCGCGCAGGTCATCCGCGACATCGAAGCGACGATCGACGACGACCGCACGCTGCTGACCGTCACCGTGCTGCTGGTGAGGAAATGAACGCGGTCGCTCCAATCGCGGCGGACCAGCCCGGGCGGTTCGACGAACGGCTGTGGCTGGGCGCGGTGCTGCGCCAGGTCGCCAAGGTGCCGGCCGGCGACAAGCTGCGCATCGGCGACATGGCGCGCAGCCTCGACCTCACCCAGGCGCAGGTCATCGCCGCGATCGAAACGCTGATCACCGAAGGCCGACTGGACGCGGGGACGTTGCGCCCGCCCCGCCAGACCGAACCGAATCCCCCATCGCCGCCGACTGACGGCGAGCCGCCCGCCGGCGATTGCACGCCGCCGGCGGGCGGCATTCTGCCACCCGGGCTGACCGGGCCGCAACTGTTCGACCTGCTGAAGCGCGAAGCGGCCAGGCGCGGAATGACGCTGACCGCGGTCAGCCTCGCGGCGTTCGGGCACAAGGGCCGCGCCTATCATTTCGTGCATCACCCCGACCCGGTGCGCAAACCGACCCTGGCCAAGGTCGAAGCGTGGCTGGCGGCAGCGCCGGCTGTTGAGCAGCCCGCGCCGCTTGCGCACCCATTGGGCGTCGTCCTGGCGGCGAAGATCGACGCCTTCCTGGCCGCGCACCCGAACCTTGCGCAGGTGCGGGTGCTGGCGGCGATGGGCATGGGTGCGACGTGCCTGGCGCGGTTTCGCCGCGGCGACTGCCTGCCGACTCCGGCGCGCGTCGCCAGGGTCGACGCCGTGCTGGCCGGGCCGGTGCTGGATGACTGGGTCAAGAAACCCAAGGGCGCAGTGCGCGGCAGGGCGCGCCCGGCGCCGGCGCAGCCCGATGTTGCAGTCGCGCGGGCGTTCACCGCCCAGCGCAAGCGGGAAACCGCCGAAGCGCAGCGCATCCTGGACGTGAACCCCGATGCGCTCGCCGGGCGCAACAACAGCATCACGGCGGCAATCGGCGCGCTTCGGCGCCAGCGCGAAGCCGACCAGCGCCGCAGCGACCCGATCGAGCAGGCCAAGCTGGCGCTGCGCAAGCGCGGGCGCGTCGTGTTCGACGCTTCGGTCGACGGCGGTCGCAAGGGCCGGTTCTTCGTCAGCGGCCAGACCGACCCCGACACCGGAAAGCGGCGGCAGCTGACGCCCGACGACCTGACCGCGCTCGCCTGGAAGGTCAACCCGACCGCGATGCGCGAACTGACTGGAAAGGAACGGATATGAGGGGACATTCGAATGGGGCGGACCAGCCCATCCAACCGCCGCCGGTGCGCGTCGAAACGCGGCCCGGCGTCTTTGCACAAGGCGAACCTGGGCTGCAGGCGCTGGCCGCTGATGCGGCGACCCAGGCGCTGAACCAGCCCGATGCACCGGTCGGCCAAGCCGACATGCTGGTCGCCGCGGTGACCGGTGAAGCGCTGCGCGGGACGGTGCGCATGCGGGTCGAGCAAATCGCCAAGCATGGGCACACGCCCGACAGCGACGACATGCTGCCGATCACGCTGCTGGCGAAGGGCGCGCAGGACATGGTCGGCCTCGCCCGCGCGGCGATCGGGGTCACGGGGCGCGACCGCAACCTGGACGCTGCGAAGAAGCGCCTGCTGCGCGCCGCGGCGCTGTGCTGGGCGGCGTTCGACCGCCTCGAGCGGGCCACTGCTGACGAAAGGGGGCAATGATGTTGGGTTTTCTGATTGGGCTGGTCGCAGGCGCCGCGGCGACGACGGTCGGCCTGCCGCTGCTGGTGAACCGGTTCCCGGCGCTCGGCCGGCTTCTGGCGAGGGTGCCGGCGCCGCCGCCCGGCATTCAGGCGCTTGAATTGATGGCCCGGATCGACGCGGCGATCGCCGACATCGAACAGCAAATCCGCGACCGGGTCGATGTCGACCGTAACGGCATCCGGCTGGCGCAGCTGCGCGAAGTCAGGGGGGATGCGTGATGGACGACAGCTTTGTCACGCTGCAGCGTGACTTCACACCGACGAAGGAACAGATCAGTCTGCACGGGCTGGGCTTCATCCAGATCAAGCTGCCGACCATGCGGATGCACGTCTGGCACCCTGATTTGCCGCGGCGCGACTGCTATGCATGGTCCGCGATTCACAACCATCGCTTCAGCTTCCGATCAACCGTGCTGGTCGGACACCAGGTGAATCGGCGTTACAACGTGCTGTCAGGCTTGCAGCTTGATGCCGGAACGCATGATCGGGTGTCACACGACGGGCCGCGCGGGCCTGAAGGCGGACGGCTGTCATTCGTTGCCGACGGCGCCCGGGTCGATCCACTGCCCGATGAAACTTATGGCCCCGGCGAATCCTATGAAATGCCGATGCTGCAATACCACGAAACCCCGAACAGTGGGGTCGTGGTCACGGTCATGGAAAAGCTGGCCGAAGGTCGCGTGCATGCATCGACGCTGATCGAACGCGGTCATCGCTTCCATCAGGAATTTGACCGGTTCCAACTGCCCCCCGAACGCCTTTGGGCGGTCGTGATCGACGCGCTGAAGGCAGGTGACCTATGATGGCACGAAGCGACCCGCCGCCGACTGTGACCGGCCTGGCGATCAAAGATGCATTGAAGCTGACCGGGATGGTGGTCGAGCGGCGCAACACGATACCGGTGCTGTCCTGCGTCCGGCTGAAGGCGCCCGGGCTGATCGAGGCGACCGACCTTGACCTGCACGCGGCCGTTGTCATCGACGGTTACCGGCTGGGCCTGCCAGCAGATGGCATTCTGCTGCAACAGCGCCCGCTTGCCGTCGCCGTCAAAGACACCGACGGGTCGCTTACCGTCGGGGGCGACGCCAAAGGGCGTTTTGTTCGCGTCGGCGAGAATCCCGCGGTGCGCCTGACGCCATGCAAGGACGATCTGCCCGAACCGGCCCCATTCGCCCCCGAAGTGGCGTTCGAACTGCCGCGGGCCGACCTGGCTGCCGACCTGACCGACGTCGCGATCGGCATGTCGACCGAAGAAACCCGCTATTATCTCAACGGCATCCTCTTCCACGTCGTCGACGGTCAGCTGCGGATTGCGGCGACCGACGGGCACCGCCTGCACCGGGCGGTGCGCGCATCGCCGGTCGAGCAGATGCCCGACGGCATCGTCCCCCGAAAGGCCGTCCATGTCCTGCTGGCGGCGCTGGCGTTGTCCAATGCCGCTTCGGTGAAGGTCGAAATCGGAGCGCTGAAGGCCAGGTTCACGGTCGGAGCGGTGACGCTGACCACCCGCCTGATCGATGGCGTGTTCCCCGATTATGGCCGGGTCATTCCCCAAACCGCCGCCGGCGGCATGCGGTTGCTGGCGCACGAAATCGTCCGCCCGGCGACGTTGGCAGCACGCCTGCTGGGGAAACACAGCCACGCCTGCGTCATTCGCCCGAAGGACGCGACGATCGCTGCCAAGGGCCTCGAGGCGGGCGCTGAAATTCACGCGCGCCTGGACCGCGAACTGATCGGCGAGCCGCCCGAAGAAGTCGGGTTTCGTCACGAATATCTGGTCGATTCCCTAAAGCCGTTCGTCGGGCGCACGGTGACGATGGCAATGGACGGTCCCGCCGCGCCATGCCGGATTGAGTGCGAGGCCGATGGCCGGATGCTTGTCGTGCTGATGCCGATGCGCGTCTAGCCGGAACCGGGGGGCCAGTGGCGTTATCAGTCGAATTCCTCGACCAGCTGCGGTCGCGCACGACGCTGTCGGCGCTGATCGGCAAACAGGTCAAACTGACCCGCAAGGGCGGCGAGGCGAAGGGGTGCTGCCCGTTCCACCACGAAAAGACGCCCAGCTTCACCGTCAGCGACGACAAGGGCTTCTATCATTGCTTCGGCTGCGGCGCGCACGGCGACGCCATCCGCTGGCTGACCGACGGCCAGGGCATGGGCTTCATTGACGCGGTGAAGGAACTGGCCGCCGCTGCCGGCATCGACCTCCCCGCCCCCAGCCCCCAGGCGCAGCAACGCGACGATAGCATCGCCAGCGCGGCGTCGGTCCTGGACCAGGCCGCAGCCTGGTATCACCAGCAGCTGCTGGCCGATGCCCAGGTGCTGGCCGCGCTCGCCGATCGCGGGGTCGGAACCTTGGCGATCGACAAGTTCGACCTGGGCTTCGCGCCGCCGAAGCGCGGGGTCGCCGCCTGCGGCGTCGAGCCTGAAATGCTCGAGCAGGCGGGGCTGCTGGTCAAAGACGAACGGTCGGGTGCGTTCCGCGACCGGTTCCGCAGCCGGGTGATGATTCCAATCCACGACGCGCGCGGCCGCGCGGTCGGGTTCGCGGGGCGGCTGCACGGCAACGCCGGCAGCGACGTCGCCAAATATATCAACAGCCCCGACAGTCCGCACTTCGACAAGGGCGACCTGCTGTTCAATCTGCACCGCGCGGCGCCGGCGGCGCGCCAGGCGCGGCGCCTGATCATCGTCGAAGGGCAGTTCGACGTCATCGGGCTGGACGCAATTGGCATCGGCGAGACAGTCGCGCCGATGGGCACCGCGGTCACCGAAAAGCAACTAGAACGCGCCTGGCGGGTCGCCAACTGCCCAGTGCTGCTGTTCGACGGCGATGCTGCGGGCCGCAAGGCGGCGCTGCGCGCGGCCGAACGGGCGATGCCCCACGTCGGGCCGGGCAAGTCGCTGGCGATCGCGCAACTGCCCGACGGCGAAGACCCCGACAGCCTGGCGCGGTCGGGCGGCCGCGATGCGGTCGAGGCCGTGATCGCTGACGCTAGGCCGTTGTCCGACTGGCTGTTCGACACCTTGTTGGCGGCCGCATGACGGTGCGCATCCTTCAGGGCGATTGCCGCGAACGGCTTGCCGAACTGCCCGACGGCAGCGTGCATTGCTGCGTCACGTCCCCGCCCTATTTCGGACTGCGCGACTATGGCACCGGGGCATGGGAAGGGGGCGACCCCGATTGCCGGCACGTCCGCCTGAAGCGCGGTGCCAGCACGATCGACGGCGGCCATTATCAGTCGCGCGAAATCTATGCTGAAACCTGCGGCCAGTGCGGCGCGGTTCGGGTCGATCGCCAGCTTGGCCTGGAGCCAACACCCGATGAATTCGTGGCGGCGATGGTCGAGGTGTTCCGCGAAGTGCGGCGCGTCCTGCGCGGCGATGGCGTGCTGTGGCTGAACATCGGCGACAGCTATGCGGGCAGCTGGGGAGCGCAGGGCCGCGAACATGCCGGCAAGCATGCCCCGAACGTGTCGGCGCTGTCAGCCAACCAGGTGAAGGCTGCGCATCGTCGCGCATCGCGCACGGGGAGCGTCGAAGGGTTTGGGTGCAAGCCCAAAGACCTGATCGGCATTCCCTGGCGCCTCGCCTTCGCGCTGCAGGCCGATGGCTGGTTCCTGCGCCAGGACGTGATCTGGTCGAAGCCCAACCCGATGCCGGAATCGGTCGAGGACCGCTGCACGAAGGCACATGAATATCTGTTCCTGCTGTCGAAGTCGCCGCGCTATCATTTCGACGCCGCTGCGATCGCCGAACCAGCCACCCGCGGCTATGCAGGCAGTGAATTCGATGTCGGCCGAACCGCTGCGCACCATGATGCCCGGCCGGCGTCGCGCAGTCGCGGCAGCGGCAACAAGGCGAGGAAGCCGCGACCGAACGCGCCCGACAGCCATCATGGGGCGCAAGCGGGTTCGGTGCCTTGGGAAGGAACCACACGCAACAAGCGCAGCGTCTGGACCGTCGGCACGGTGCCGTTCGACCTTGAGCATTGCACGGCTTGCTGGACGACGTTCGACCGGGCGGCGCACGGCGCCTTGCGCCGCGAAAAGATCATGGACGGCGACATGGCCGTCGAAACGCGCGTGATCTGCTCTTGCGGGCGCCACGACGCCTGGCTGTCGCACTTCGCGACCTTCCCGCCCGACCTGATCGAACCGTGCATCCTGGCGGGCTGTCCCCCCGGCGGAACCGTCCTCGACCCGTTCTTCGGTGCCGGCACGACCGGCCTGGTCGCCGATCGACTTCACCGCAACGCGATCGGTTGCGAACTCAATCCGCATTATGTCGCGATGGCCGAATTCCGGCTGAAGGGCGACGGCGGGCTGTTCGCCGACGTCGCGAGCGAAGCCGCATGACCGAGTCCTTCGTGCCCGGCCCATCCCAGCCAACCGTGGCCGGGGCCCTGACCCCCGAAGCCAAGGCCGGGCTGTGGAAGCGCCTGGCCGCGCTCGCCAACGTCATCCAGGACCCCGAAACCAAGGCGCATTATCTCGCCGACTGGCGGTCGCGCTTCGATCAGGCGTTCCCCCCGCCACCCCCCGGCCTGACCGACGACGACATGCTTCCAAATGGAAGCCAGGCGCCCGTTTCATCACTGGGGGAAAGGGACGCGCGGCGGATGCGGTCGGTTGCGGCGGCCTGGTTGCGCCGAACCGCCGAATATGCGCCGGAATCGCCTGCCAAGGCCGGGCGCTGGGCATGGGACGTCGGGCGGCGCGTGGCGGCCGAACTGATAGACGAAGACGTCGCCAACGACGCGCTGGACGACGTCGAAGCCAAACTGCGCGAAAAGCTGGGCGGCGGCCCGACCAACGTCGTGTTTTTAGGCGTGAAGGCTGAAGTCGAGCCGGAACCGAATCCCGACATCGACGCCAAGTTGGCCGACTTCCGGCGATCGTTCGACATCGGCAAAAGGCGCGGATTCGACCTGGAGCCGGCGCTGCTCGACATGAAGTGCGCCCAGTTCGAACGCACCGACATGGGCAACGCTGAACGCTGGTTTGCCCGCTACGGCGCCGATTATCTCTACACGACGGCCAAGGGCTGGCTGGGCTGGGACGGCCGCCGCTATCGCGTCCTGAACCAGGAGAAAGACACGACGCCGGCGGAAGTCATGGCGAGCGTGTTCGCGACCGTTCGCGCCATCCAGGACGAAGCACACTTCGTTCGCAACACCGGTTGGCCCGACTGGGAAGTCCTGACGCCCAAGCAGCTGGCCGAACTCGCTGACTCGGAAATGGACGACCCCCGCACCCCCGCCGGGATGGACCAGCTGATCTGGCAAGGTCGCACCCCGACCAGGCTGTCGGCGAAATTGGCGGCCTGGGGGCTAACGTCCGAAGCATCGGGCCGCCTGGGCTGCATCGCCAACCTGGCCAAGCGCTGGGTGACGGTCGAGATCACCGACTTCGACACCGACCCCATGCTGCTGAACTGCCAGAACGGCACGCTGCGCATCTATCCGCCAGATGGCGAGCAACCAGCGCGGGTCGAGCTTCACCCGCACGACCGCGCCGATCGACTGACGAAGATCACCGCCTGCGACTATGACCCGAATGCGGCCGCGCCGCTGTTCCAGAAGCTGGTCAAGTGGGCGCAGCCCGACAAGGCGCGTCGGCGCTACCTGCGGCAATGGCTGGGCTACAACCTGACCGGCGACATGGGCGAGCAGATTTTCCATATCTGGTATGGCCCGCTTGCCGCCAACGGCAAGTCGACGGTCGGCAACCAGTGCCGCGAAGCGATCGGCGACTATGGCGACACGACCAACGTCGAAACCTTCCTGGATGAAGGCCCGAAGAAGCGCGGCGACGCGGCGACCCCCGACATCGTCCGACTGCCTGGCGTTCGCTTCCTCACCGCCGGCGAGCCGCCCAAGGGCGCGAAGATCAACGAACCGCTGATCAACAGCGTGACCGGCGGCGACCCGATGCTGGCCCGCGACAATTTCCGCAGCTTCTTCCGCTTCACGCCGATCTTCAAGTTCACCCTATGGTGCAACGACCTGCCAAACATTCCGCAAGGCACCGCGGGCATCTGGCGTCGGGTCAAGGTCATGCCGTGGGAACAGCACCTGGAACCGCACGAACGCGATCGCGACCTGCCGAAGAAGCTGCGCCACGAATTCGCCGGCACGCTGGCCTGGATGGTCCGCGGCCTGATCGACTGGCTTGATCACGGCTTTGTCGAGCCGGAAAGCGTGCAGCTGGCGTCGGCCGACTACAAGCACGACAGCGACCCCTTATCGTCGTTCCTGCGGCTCTGCACCGTGCCCGACCCCGAAGCACGGGTGCAATCGTCGATCCTCTATGAAACCTTCTGCGCCTGGGCCAAGGCCGCCGGCGAAACCGAGTGGCGTCAGAAGGGCTTCAGCCAGGCGCTCAAAGCCAAGGGGCTGGCATCCAAGGCGTCGAACGGGATGCACTGGCTGGGCATCCGCCTGGTGAAGACCGCGAGCGACTTCGTCGACCAGCACGGCAACGTCCTGCGCGATTTGGCGGACGACGCGCCCGCCGCTGGCTCGAGCGCGACCCCCGCACCCCCCTTGCATAGCGATGATGATGACCCTGTCCCCTTCTGATACTTCCGTTTGGAAGGGTTGCGGAATGGTCTGCGGAAAGAAGAAACCGCGGAAATCTGCGGCATTGGAAGGATTGGAAGGGTCGCCGTGACTTAAGTGCGGGCGCAGGTGCGCATGGGCGGGCGGGCGCACGATCATGGTTCATATAATCCTTCCAATCCTTCCACCCTTCCAATGGTGAATAGCTAAAGGACTGAAACAACATGAAAAGTCAGGGCCAAACGCAAAGCACCGAAGCTTCCGCGTCCCTTCCGCAGGGTGGAATGGACGATCTGTGGTCGTGGCAGATGGTCGAGGACCGCATGGTCGAGGCGATGCGCCACTGGTGGCGGTCGAGCGACAGCGAAGCGCGCTTCGCCCTGGGCGGGCGCATCAGTTCGGTGTGGCGGCAATACTTCGCCACCCGCCGCGACCTCGCCAGCTGGGAAATGCTGGCCGACATGCAGGCGGTCGAGCCTGCCCCGCTGCCGCTATCGCGTGCCGACATGGCGCGCATGGCCGAAGCGAGCGAATGGCTGCGCTTCGTCCCTGAAAGCGACCGCCGTCTGGTCATCGCTGTGCTGATCAAACTGGCCAAGGGGGCGAAGGTCGTGCCGTGGCTGGTGATCTGGAAGGCGCTGGGTCGGGGCAAACCCGGCCCCGAAGGACTGCGCAGCCGCTATTCGCGCGGCCTCACCTGCATTGCCAAGGCTCTAAACGGCGGAAAAGCGGCAGGAAAGCCTGTCAACCCCTGAACATCGTCCCCCCGGCGAATATAGGATGCACGCCCCCCGGCCCCGATGCGCTATTCCGTTGTTATGCTCGCAAGAGTCGTGACCGCAGCAAGCGACCGACCTTCGATCATGCAGCCCAGGAGCGAGAAATGGCGCGCTAATCAATAGGTTGGCGGGGGTCGCGGGTCCTTCCCCGGCCCCCGCCCCTATGCGGCGAGGCGAGGCGCAGAGTCGCAGCGTTCAAGGGCAAATACAGATTATGAACTTATTGAACTTTAGCCGTTCATTCGGCGGTTCAACGGCTCACCGATGCAGCGAATAGCCTGGCCGGAACACTGCCCGGGGCATCGGCGGCCCGCCTGAAGGAACCGCGCGGAAGGTGCGCTTTGCGCCGGAAGCGTTGGAAGTTCAGGCGGGCACCATTTTCAGGGCCGGTCGGTCATCCGGCGGGAGTGCCGGCAGGCATGAACCGATCGACCCCGGGGCCGGCTAGGCGGTGACCTGTCCGCCGATGACCCGGCCCCACGAATCTTCGCGGCGTCACCCCTGTTCGCCGCGCTAGACGCGCAGAGAATTGAACCGCAACCTTGCCGTCTGCCCCTCTGGGCGGCGCGCCCAGTCAATCCCTTGCGCTTGGGGGTGCGGCGGTCGGCACCGTGGAATTCCCTTTCACTCCGATCGCCGCGCTTCAACCAGACACGAAAGGCGTGCCAGCCAACCCGAAGGATGCACCCGTGACGACGCAGCTGATGACGCAGGCCCAGTTCGCGCGTCACCGCGGCGTGTCGAAGGGGTGCGTGACCAACTGGAAGACGGCGAAGCTGCTGGTGCTGGCCGAAGGGCCGGGTGGCAAGCCGATGGTCGACGTCGTTCGCACCGAACTGAAGCTGAACGCCAACCTGGACCCGGGCCGCGGCCGCCCGACGACAGGCGCGAACGCGACTGCGACGCCGGGGGGCGAAGCGCCGGCGCTGCCGCTGGGCGAAGGCCCGGCAGCGGCGCCGGAATCGCCCAAGGCCCCGGACTTCAACGACGAGCGCACCCAGCATCTGCGCGAACAGCGCATCGGCCAGGCGATGAAGAACGCGCAGCTGGCCGGCCAGCTGGTGCCGCTGGTCGAGGCCGAACGCCGGGTCAGCGAAGTCGGGCGGGCTGCTCGGGAGCGCATGCACGCCTGGTTCCGCGGCATCGCCGAGCGGGTCGCGGCCGAAAAGGACGTCCGCCAGATCATGGCGATCGGCGAAAGCGGAATCGACGAAGTCTTCGCCGAACTCGCTGACGCCGCCGAGCGCGGCGACTTCGCCGGCCACGACGACGATCTTCCGCCCGAAGAAGTGGCGGAAATGGAAAGCGCCGCGGCTGAATGACTTATCAGTTCGGCCGCTTCGGCGACCACGGCGGCGCGCTCGAGCGCAACGCGGCCAGGCTCGACAAGGCGCTGGCGCGGGGGCTTCGGCCGCCGCCGCAGATGAACGTGTCCGAATGGGCGCCGCGCTATCGCCGGTTCCCCGACGACGACGCCTTCCCGGGGCCGTGGCGCAACGAAACCGCGCCCGAACTGGTCGAAATCATGGACGCCCTGGCGAGCCATGACCCATGCGAGGAAGTGGCGCTGATCAAATGCGCCCAGTCGGGCGGGTCGGCCAGCGCCGAAAACTGGATCGGCTACATTTCGGACCTGCGGCCAGGTCCGGTGCTGTTCGTGCAGGCGACGCTGCAGGCGGCGTGGTCGTGGGCGGCGGAAAAGTTCTGGCCGATGGTCGAAGCGACCCCGCGGCTGAACCCCGACCGCGGCGGCACGATCAAGGGCCTGGGCCTGCCCGACGGCGACGGTTCGACCAAGCACAAGGTCCGGTTCGCAAGGTCGAACGGCTATGTTCTGCTCGCCGGCGCAAACAGCGCAGCGGGCCTTCGCCAGCGCACCGTGCGCTACGCGATCGAAGACGACCTCGACCAGTGGCCCGACGACCTGGACGGTCAGGGCAGCCCAGAGGAAATGGTCAGCCAGCGCCTGAAGGTATGGCGCCGGCAGGGATTGTCGAAGCGGCTGAAAATCTCGACCCCGACGATCAAGGGGGCGTCGAAGATCGAAGCGGCGCACCTGGCGAGCGACCGCCGCCGGTTCTACCTGAAGTGCCCGCATTGCGGCGATCGCTTCGTGCCGGAATGGGGCGACGTGCAGTGGCCCGACGGCAAGCCGGAAGACGCGCACCTGGTGCCGCCGTGCTGCGGGGCGACGATCGAGCATTGGCAGAAGGCAGCGATGAAGCTGGCCGATGGCTGGCTGTCGGAAGCGATCGACGCCGTCAAGCCAGCGCGCAACCTGACCGAAGACGAATTCCAGGGCTGGCGGGCGAAGATGCCGGCGAGCCGGCGGCGCGGCTTCCATCTGTCGGGCATCATTTCGTCGTTCCAGACCTGGTCGGACATGGCGACCAGCTTCATCGCGGCGCAGGGCGACGTGAACAAGCTGAAGACCTGGACCAACCTGGTGCTGGGCTGGGTCTTCGAACTCAATCGCGACATTCCCGACCACGACAAGCTGCTGGGGCTGCGCGAACAGGACTGGGGCAAGGGGCAAATGCCCGCCGGCCCGATCGTCGTGACGATGGGCGTCGACGTCCAGGGCGACGGCATCTATCTGGAAGTCGTCGGTTGGGGGCCGCTGAAGGAAAGCTGGCAGATCGACGCCAGGTTCATCGCCGGCGCGACCGACGTGCCGATGCAGGACGCCTGGGCCGACCTCGACGCCTATGCGCAGCGCGGGGCCACCTTCCCGGGTGGCAAGGTGCTGCCGATCGACATGATCGCGGTCGACGCCGGTTATCACACCGACGCCGCCCAGGCATTCTGCGCGCGGCGTCCGGGGCGCCTGGCGGTCTTCGGCCGCGACAACTGGACCCGCCCGATTCTCGGCCGCGGCGAAGCGATCGCGTTCGGCAAGCAAGGCAAGCGCGCGGGCCGGGCGTCAAGCCGGGTCGATGAGCGGGCCTATATCGTCGGCACCTATCCGGCGAAGGCGACCTGGTATGAATTCCTGCGGGCGACGATCGCCTATTCGGCGAAGGTCGTCAGCGAAGGCGCAGCGACTGCGAAGCCGGTCGGTCTGTGCCACTTCAGCCGCGACACGACCGACGAATGGTTCGAAATGGCGACCGCGGAAGCGATCGTCGCGAAGATCGTCAACGGCTATCCGAAGCGGGTCTGGCAGCTGATGCCGGGCCGCCAGAATCACTATCTGGACTGCCGAATCTACAACATGGCGGCGGCCGAAAAGCTGCTGCTCGACACGCTGGCCGACGCCGACTGGCATCGGCTGCGGGTCGAACGCCACGCGCCGAAGGACCCCGACCAGGGCGACCTTCTAGTCGGCGGCGTCAAGCCGATCACCGAAACCCAGGCCAAGGCTGCGCCCCGCGACGGCGGTGGCAGCTGGGTGCCGCCGACAAAGGACTGGTTCTAGGATGCCGGCACCCGACTATTCGACCGAAATCGCAGCGCTCGAGGCGGGCATGGCGAGCGGCGAAGCACGCGTCGAATCGGATGGCGACGTCGTCGTCTATCGCGGCGTCAGCGACATCATGGCCGCGCTCAAATACTTTCGCGACAAGGCCGCCAGCGCCGCCGGAACGCTGACGCGCCGGTCGTCGGTCACCGTGTTCAGCAGGGACTAACCCCCACGATGGGCTTTGGAACACTTCTCGACCGGCTGATCGAACCGTTCGACCCGGCAACCGCAGCGCGGCGCATGAACGCGCGCAAAGGCCTGGCGCTGGTGCGTCAGTTCGACGCGGCGGCGACATCGCGCCGGACGCGCAACTGGTCGCGCCCGCTGACCGACGCGGATGCCGAAAGCTGGCGCGCCCGCGCCCGGCTGCGGGCCAGCGGCCACGACCTGGTGCGCAACAACAAATATGCCGAAGCCGGCGTGCGGCACCTGGTTGCCGACATGATCGGCGACGGCATCGCGCCGCAGTTCAGCCACGCCGACGAAGCCGTCGCCGACAAGGCGCAGGCCGAATGGGACCGCTGGGCCGAAAACAAGGTCGACGGCCACGACGACTTCTATGGGTTCCAGAAGACGGCCGCGTGGGGCACCGTCGTCGGCGGCGAGACGCTGACGGTGTGGAAGCCGGACGCGAACGGCCCCGACGGTCGCATCGAAGGTCTGGAAGGCGACCTGCTCGACGAAAGCAAGCTGGAAGACCTGCCCGACGGCGGGCGCATCATCCAGGGCGTCGAATTCGACCGCTACAACGACCGCGTCGCCTATTGGATGTTCGACCGCCACCCGGGCGGCCTGGCGCTGATGTCTAGCTATCAGTCGGCGGCGGTGCCGGCGAAGCACGTCGACCACGTCTTCGAACGCACCCGGTTCGGCCAGACGCGGGGCGTCAGCTGGCTTGCGGCGGTCGCGCTCGACCTGAAGGACATCGGCGACATCGAAGATGCCGTCAGGATGCAGCAGAAAGTCCAGGCGTGCCTGGGCCTGTTCATCACGCCCGGCGACGACCAGGAAGTGTCGACGCTGTCGGCCGACGGCCAAGCCACGACCAACACCGAAACGGGCCGGCTCGAGGAAACCATCACGCCGGGCATGATCTATCGCGGCCGCAAGGGGGAAAACGCGACGACGATCACGCCCAGCGCAAGCGGCGGCGCGGTCGACTTCATCCGCCAGCAGCTGGCGGCGATCAGCGCCCGCCTGGCGCCGTATCACCGAATGACCGGGGACGTCAGCCAGGCCAATTATTCGTCGCTGCGCGCGGCGATGCTGGGCAGCTGGGCGCTGCTCGACGACTGGCAGCAGAACGTGTTCATTCCGCACCTTGTGCGCCCTGCAGCGGTGCGGCGCATGCGCCGCCTGGCGCTGGAAACCGGGGACCAGCGCTATCTCGACGTCGGCATGCAATTCGCGCTGCCGACCCGGCGGTTTGTCGACCCGATCAAAGACCTGATGGGCGAAATCATGGAGATTCGCGCCGGCATCAAGACCTTGTTCAAGTCGCTCGCCGAGCGCGGCATCAACGGCAAGGCGCAACTGGCCGAACTGGCGAAGATCAACGAGCAACTGAACGCGCTCGACCTGGTGCTGGACATCGACCCGCGCCGGGTCAACGACGCCGGCGCGCTGAACGCCGCCGTCGGACTGATGGGCGGCGCCGACCGCCTGAACCAGACGGCCGCATAGGAGACATTTCGAAATGGTGAAATCGCGCTTTTCGCGCGCCGCGCTGCTGTGCGCCGGCGCGGTGCTGACCCGTGACGCGCCGCAGGGCGGCGACGCTGACGAACGCCGGCAGCCAATGGCGGGATTCCAGGGCCAGCGGCTGATGGGCACGTTCACCCCCGGCACCTACAGCGCCGACACTCACACGGTCGACGCAATCCTGTCCGCGGGGTCCGCCGTCCGCCGGTATTATTTCACCGAAGAACTCGAAATCAGCGGCGACGCGATCGACCTTGGCCGCGCGATCGCCGGCCAGGTCAAGCTGCTCGACTCGCACAACCAATATGAGGCCGACGCCGTCGTCGGCACGGTGTCGAACGTCCGCATCGAAAACGGCCAGCTGGTCGGAACGCTGAAGTTCGGCGAAACCGATCGCGCCAAGCAGATCGAAGGCATGGTCGCGCGCGGCGAACTGACCGGCATTTCGATCGGCTACCGGGTCAACACCTGGGAAATCCAGACCGTCGATGACGGTCACGAAACCTGGCGCGCGACGCGCTGGGAGTTGCTGGAAGTCAGTCTAGTCTCCGTTCCCGCAGACGCGAACGCCGTGGTTCGCGCCGTCAGCGGTCAAGCCCACGGCGCCACCCCCACCACCACCACTACGCAAGAGGAAGAAGATATGCGCAGGAATCTCAATTCCGGCGTGGCGCCCGGCGCTGTCGCCGCCGCCACCACCACGGCACCGGCTGCAGAGCCGGTTCGCGCCGCCGAGTCGACCGCGGCTCCGGTTGCAACCCCCGTCCCAGCTGTCGAGCCGGTCCGTGCGGCAGAGCCGACCCCGGCGCCGATGCCGACGGTCAGCCGGTTCAGCGGCGCGGAAGCGGTCGCGTTCGTCAACCTGGGCCGCGACCTGGGCGTCGAAACCCGCGCCAACGAACTCATTCAGCAGAATGAGGCTGGGCAGGTCGGCGTCGATGCTGCCCGTGCCGCGCTGTTGCTCGCCGCTGGCGAAGCCCAGCGCGCGCAGACCGCACCGGTTCGTGCGGCCGCGATCACCATCACCCGCGACGGCGACGAGACGACCCGCAATGCGATCGTCGACGCAATCGTCGCCCGTGCCACCCGCAGCGAAGTGCCGGAAGCATCGCGCGAATATATGGGCATGCGGCTGCTCGAGATCGCGGCGATGCGCGCCGGCATCGACCCGCGTCGGGAGCGCGACGCGCTGACCATCCTGCGCGCAGCGAACACGACTTCGGACTTCCCGAAGCTGCTCGAGGCGGCGGCCAACAAAATCCTGCTGGCCCGCTACACGACCGCGACGCCGACCTATCGCGCGATCGCAGCGCGCCGCGACCTGAACGACTTCAAGACCACGAAGCTGCTGCGCGTCGGCGACTTCCCGACCTTGCTGGCTTATCAGGAAGACGGCAACATCGCCGCCGGCACCATCAACGAAGGCCGGGAGACGGTCATCCTGGGTAGCTATGGCCGAATCCTTCGGCTGTCGCGCCAGGCGATCGTAAACGACGACCTGGGCGCTTTCGACGACGTGATGGGGTCGATCGGCCTGGTCGTGTCGCGGTTCGAAAACGCGACCTTCTGGGCGATGAAGGCGGCGAACAGCGGCAACGGCCCGAAGCTGGCGGACAACGTCAACTTCTTCAATGCCGGCCACGGCAACCTTGCCGGCAGCGGCGGCGCGGTCGACACGACCACGCTCGGCGCTGGCCGCGCGGCGATGCGCAAGCAGACCGACCTGGACGGAAACAAGCTGAACATCGCGCCGTCGATCATCCTCAATGGCCCCGACACCGAAACGGCGATCGAGCAGTATCTCGCTCCGATCGTCGCAGCCGACGCGACGAAGGTGAACCCCTTCGCCAGCAAGCTGCAGCAGGTGACCGAAGCGTCGATCACCGGCAACGCCTGGGAACTCTACGCGAACCCGAGCGAACTGGCGGCCTTCAACTACGGCTATCTGGCCGACGCGCCGGGTCCGCGGGTGATGACCGAGGAGCCGTTCAACGTCGACGGCATGGCGTTCCGCGTCACGCTCGACTTCTATGCGGGCGCGGTCGACTACCGGGCGGGTTACCGCAACCCGGGCGCCTAAGCGTCCTAGCCGCCTGACGCAGCGGCGTCGGGCGGCTTCACCCTCATTCTTCGATCAGCGGGGCAAAAGGACCCCGACAGGAAGGGATTGCCATGAAAAACTATGTTCACGACGGGAAGGCGCTGGACCTCACCGCCCCCTATGCCGTCAGCAGCGGCGGCGGCTTCAAGGTTGGCGACATCATCGCGATCGCCGCGTCCGATGCCGCCAACGCGGCCAGCGTCGTCGGCTATGTCGAAGGCGTCTATGACGTCACCGCCGAAGGCGCCGGTTCGGGCCAGGCGTGGGCCGCCGGCGACAAGGTCTATTGGGACGACACCAACAAGCGCTTCACGAAGACGTCGACCAGCAACACGCTGGCCGGATACGCGGTGAGCGCGAAGCTGACCGCCGATGTCGTCGGCCGCCTGAAGCTGATTCCGGCAGCCTAACCGATGTCGTTCAGAACCCAGGCGGTCGTGCGCCAGCAAGCGGCGATTTTCGACCGCCTGGGTGATGATGCGGCGTGGGACGGCGTTGCCGGGACCGTGCGGGTCCGCCTGCGCGAATCCGACGAAGACCTGCGCCTGGACTATGGCGAACTGATCGCCCGCGGGCGCACAATCAAGGTGCGCAAGTCCGAAGTGGCTGCGCCGACTGAAGGCCAGGCGGTGCAGCTGCTGGACGACAACGGCGACCCGGTCACCGACGACGGCGCGTTCGTCGTCGCCGGCGAACCGAAGCTGGACCGCCGCGGCGTCTGGTCGATGCCGGTCAGGGCGGCGTGAAGCTGACGATCGACGTCGCGGGCTTTTCCCGCGACATTCAAGCGGCCTGCGCCAGCGAACTGTCGCGGGTCGAAACCGCCGTGGCGGAAGAAGTGAAGGCCGGGGCGCAGGGCCTGCAGTCCGACCTGCGGCGCGAAACCGAAGCGCTGCTGGGCGACAAGATCGCCAAAGCCTGGCGCACGAAATTCTATCCCAACAAGGGCGATCGCGGCGGACCCGCGGGATTCGTCTGGTCGAAGGCCCCGAAGGTCATCGACTTCTTTTCGACGTCGAAGATCATCACCCCGATCGGCGAGGCGTTCGCGGTTCCGACCGACAACGTGCCGCGCGCCGGGCGTGGCCGGCGCATGACTCCGATCGAAGTCGAAGCCCGGTTCAACGCCGAACTGTTCCCGGTGCATCTGCCGAGCGGTCGAGTCGGCCTGGCGATTGACGTCGTCGCCGGTCGCAACGGCCGCGGTCACCGCGAGGCGACGGCGCGGCGCAAGGCCCAGGGCCGCAAGGCGAAGCCGGTCCTGATGTTCGTGCTTTTGCGCAGCATCCGCAGCCGCAAGCTGATCGACCTTGAAGCCTTCGCCAACCGCTGGGGCGCACGCACCGCGGCGAACATCGAAACGAGGCTCGAGCGCGGCATATGACCCCGGCAATGGAACGCATCCTGGCGGTGAAGGCGCTGGTCGCAGCAGCGCTGCCGCTGGCCGACCTGCACGGCTTCGACTCCGCAGCAACCAAGCCGGCGCGTGCCGGCGCAAACGGCTGCGTGATCGGCCACCCCGGCGAGCCTGGCGACCCCGAAGTCGACCTGTCGCCGCTGACCTGGAATTATTCGCACACGATGTTCCTGGAAGTCGTCGGGCCTGACGGCGACGGCGGCGCGGCGCTCGACGCCATGCTGGTGACGCTGGGCGCGGCCATCGCCGCCGACCGTTTCCTGGGCGGCCTGTGCGACTATTTCGGCGCCGAAGCGCCTGACTTCAACGACCGCAGCACGAACGCCGTCGCGACCGCCAACTGGGCGACGGTTCCGCTGACGCTCGAATATTCGACGACCAACCCGCTGGGCTGACCGCCCGCCCCAAACCAAGAAGGAAAACGACGATGAAGGCGATCGTGCTGCACGGCGCATGCCCCGACAACACTGGCAGCATGCACGCTGCCGGCGACACGCTGACCGTCAGCGACGAAGCGAAGGCCGGCTGCATCAGCGAAGCCAAGGCCAAGCATCTGGTCAAAATCCATTCCGCCAAGGCCGCGGGCTGACCCCCGGCGCACCCTCTAATCCAGCTTCACGGGAGATACGACTATGGGACGCGCACGCGGCGCCAACGCCCTGCTCAACATCAAGGACGAAACCACCTATGGTGTCCCGCCGGGCGGCAATTATATCCAGGTCCCGTTCGTGTCGTGCGACCTGGGGCCGGAACAGGGGCTGATCGAAAGCGACCTGCTCGGTCAGGGCCGCGAACCGGAAGACCCGGTGCTGGACGTCGTCAACAACGACGGGAACCTGGTCGTGCCGGTCGACGTCCGCGGGTTCGGCCACTGGCTCAAGCTGTATTTCGGCGACCCGGTGACGGCAGCCGAAGGCAATGCCAGCGGCGACATCGTGTTCAGCGGTCAGCCGGCGGTCGATTCGACGGTGACCATCAACGGCACCGCCTTCACCTTCAAGGCGTCGGGCGCGACCGGCAACCAGTCGAACATCGGCGCGACCCTGTCGGACACGCTCGACAACCTGGTCACCGTGCTCAATGGCAGCGTCGTTTCCGGGGTTGCCCAGGCGACCTATTCGAAGACCGGCACGACGACCCTGCACGTCGCCTACGACACTGCCGGCCTGGCGGGCAACGCGTTCACGCTCGCCGCGGCTGCGGGGTCGAACGGCACCGTCAGCGGTGACACCCTCACCGGCGGTTCGAACAAGCACACGTTCAGTTCGGGAGGATCGAGCCTGCCGAGCCGGTCGATCGAAATTGCGATGCCCGACGTGCCCAACTTCGAAATGAACTATGGCGGGCGCGGCGGCACCATGCAGATCGGCCTCACCCGCAGGGGCCTGCTGAACTGCAACCTGGGAATCGTCGCCAAGGGCGCGAACGACCCGGCAGTGGTCAGCGGCGCCGGCACGCCGACGACGATCGACGTCACCCGGTTCGCGCAGGCGACCGGCGAAATCACGATGGACGGCGTGCAGCTGGGCAGCGTGGTCGCGGCGACGCTCAATTATTCGAACAACCTCGACAAAGTCGAAACCATCCAGCCCGACGGCGAAATCGAAGACGCCGACCCGGGCATGTCGGGCGGCACCGGCAACGTCACCGTGCGGTTCAAGGACCAGGTGATGCTGAACAAGGCCAAGGGCCGCACCCCGGTTGCGCTAACCTTTGGCTGGACCGTCGGCGGCTACAGCCTGACGTTCAGCTATGAGCGCGCCTTCCTGCCGCGGTCGAAGCGCCCGATCACCGGCCCCGCCGGAATCCAGGCCAGCTTCGACTGGCAGGCGTCGGGCGCCGACGGCAACGTCTGCACCGTCGAACTGGTGAACGACGTCGCCAGCTATTGATGATCTGACGGCGGCGCGGCCCCGATGGCCGCGCCGCCCGTCGAACCCGAAAGTCTTTCATGCTCAAGATCAGCAAGGCACCCGATGCGGTGCGCGTCGTGCTGCGCGAGGCGCAAGGCGACGAACCCGAAGCCTTCGTCCTGTTCGACCCGATTACGCCGAAGATGCGCCGCCGGGCGCTCGCCGTGGCGCGCACCGAACTGACCGCCGCCGGTGTCGAATATGGCGACCTCGACCCGTTGCAGCTGCGCGACGTCGGCGACCTGGTCAGCGCCGAATTGATTCGGATGGGTGTCCGGGAATGGGGCGGCATCGGCGACGCCGCCGGTCAACTGCTCGCCCTGACGCCCGACCAGGCGACGCGCATCCGCACCGCCGCCGCGTCCGATCGTCCGAAGGGCACGATCGACGACCTGCTGGCCGACGAAGACATCTTCGACAAGCTGGAAGCCGGCTATGTCCTGCCTGACGCGCAGCGGCGTGCGGAAAAAAACGCCTTGTCCGGCTCGCCGAATGGCATTTCGGCGGCGGCGACGCCGGGCAACGCTACTGCCAGCTTAGCTGCCAAGCCGAAGCGCAAGGCCGCTGCGCCGAATGCCCCTACAAAAAGCACGCGCTCCAAACCGACGACGGCGAAGGGGCGTGGGAAGCGCTGACCGCCTGCCAGCGCCAACTTCGCACCGCCGGCATGGCCGGGGTGCCGGTCGGGCTAGACTTCGTCGCGGTGCTGAAGATGGGCGAAGCGCTGGGTGCTGACGCCGAACTGATCGCCGAAGCCCTGCCCGACTTCGAAGCCGCTGTCCTGGCGAGCTTCAACGACGACCTGGACGACATTGAAGAGGAACCCGCCTGACCATGACCGGACGCCCGCAGGTTTCTATCCGCCTTGCCACCAGTGGCAAGGGCGACGTCCAGCGGGACTTCGCCGACATCGCGGATGCCGGCAGCGCCCAGGCGTCGCGCCTGCGCGCCAAGTGGGAATCCGAGACGTCGCAGATCGAAGCGCTGACCGCGCGCGCCGCGAAAACCGCGCAGCGCCTGTCGGAAGCGACCGCGACCCCTGCGCAGCAAATGATCAACAGCGCGACCGGCGTTGGCGGCGGCCAGTCCGGCGCCGCCGCGGCTTCGGCCAAGGCGCTTGCGGCCGAACTCGAGCGGGCCGAGCGCGAAGCGCATGCGCTGATCGCCGCCGTCGACCCGCTGTTCGCGGCGCAGTCGCGCTACACGGCGCAGGTCGAGCAGATCAATCGGCTGAAGGGCCTGGGGGTCCTCAACGAAGAAACCTATCTGCGCCTGCTCGCCAACGAAAAGGGCCTGCTCGACGAAGCGACCCAGTCGGCGGTGCGCAACAACAATGTGCGGGCGCAGACCCGCGCTGGCTTCCAGCAGCTGTCGTTCCAGGCCGGCGACGTCGCGCAGCAGCTGGCGCTGGGCACCCGCGCCGGCATCATCTTCGCCCAGCAGTCCGGCCAGGTCATCCAGGCGATGCAGATGATGGGCGGCGAAGGCAATGCCGTCGTCAAGTTCCTGGGCGGCCCCTGGGGCATCGCCCTGTCGACGGCCGCGGTCGTGCTGCTGCCGTTCATCGGGCGGCTGCTCGAGGCCGGCGACGCATCCGACGGCCTGGTTACGAAGCTGAAGAAGGAAGCCGACCAGGAAGCGGTCAACGATCGCGCGCACGCCGCCTTCGCCGACACGATAGAAGGCGTCACCGCGGCCTTGCGCGACAATCGCAAGGCGCTGGACGGCATGGCCGATGCGGAAAAGTCGGCCGCCGAGCGCGCGCTGGCGTCGGCGCTGGCGCAGGCCGAAAAGGCCCAGCGCATCCGCGAAGCCACGGTCGCCATCCTGCACCAGCAGGAAGCCGAACTGCAGAGCGCGCGGCAGCAGACCTTCGGCGCTGCCGGCGGGGCCGGCGCCGGAGCCGCGATCGCCTTCTATTCGGGCCAGGTCGCCGACCTTCAGCAGCAACTTAAGAAGGCGGAATCGGATGCGGCAATCGCCGCGCAGCAGGTCCAGGAAGCAACCTCGCGAGTCTATGTCGAAGCGGTCCTGCGCGACCCGGTCGACCGCATCAAAAAGCGTTATGACGGGCTGATCGAATCGACCCGCCAGCGGCTTGTCGCCGAACATGCGACGACCGACGAAATCGCTCGACAGACCGAACTGCTGCGCCAGCAGCGCGACGCGAAGATCAAGGCCGAGCAGGACGCGAACCGCAAGGGTCCCGAAAACGCCGGCGGAACCGCGATCTTCAACGAACAGATCGCGACCTTCTTCGGCATCGCTAGCAAATATCGCGGCATGTCCGAAAAGGGCGACCGCGGTCAGCTGAAGGCGTTTCTCGGCAACGTCGACCCGGAAAAGACCGCATGGTGCGCGGCGTTCATCAACGCCGTGCTGGCCGCCGGGGGGGTCACCGGCAGCGGCAGCCTCGCCGCCAAGTCGTTCCTAACCTATGGCAAGGACGACACGCGATCACCCCAGCGCGGCGACATTGTCGTGGTCAAGAGCGCGGCCAGCCCATCGGGCACCCACGCCGGCTTCCTAGACAGCATCGACAAGGCCGGGAACGTCCGAATCCTGGGCGGCAACACGGGCAACCGGGTCGGCGAAGCGACGTTCAGCAAGTCCGCGGTCCTGGCCATCCGCCGCCCGCCGACGCCGTCGGAATCCGCTGCGGCAACCGAGAAAGCATCCGACCAGGCGCTGCGCGCGCAGGATGCGTTCGACACCGAGCGGGCCAAGCTGAACGATGCCCTGCTGCGCGAACTGGGCAAGGTCGCGGTCGGCTATGAAGCGCAGGCTGCGGTTCAGCAGCGCCAGGTCCAATCCGACCACGATGCCGAAGCGAAGGACATCGCGACCAGCCTGGCGCAGGGCAAGTATGGCGAGGCGACCAGCCAGCTGGCGCAGACCCGTGCCCAACAGCTGCAGCAGGCTAATGACGACCTGTTGAAGGAACGCCAGGCGGCGATCGCACGCGAGCGCAACGCCGAAGCGATGAAGCGCCAGGACATGCTTGCCGAGCGGGAGTCCGGCTATAAGCTGGAAGCGCTGGAATTCGCCGAATCGCAGGCCCGTTCGACCAAAGAACGGCGCGCGATCGACCTGCAGATCGTTGACCTGCAATATGAGGAAAAGAAGCGCCACCTGGAATATCTGAAGGCGCTCGCCGAACTCGCCGGCAATACGCAGGACGCGGCCGACCTTCAGGACCAGATCAACCACCTGCCCGAAGAACGCGACCGCGCACGCAAGGGTGCGAACGACAACAACATGCCGCCGCTGGTCGAGTGGCTGAAGTCGATTCCGCAGACCGCATCCGAAGTGAACGACGCGCTTGAAGGAATCGCGTCGAAGGGATTGCAGTCGCTGAACGACGGCCTGGCCGACGCGATCGTCAATTCGAAATCACTGGGCGACGTGTTCCACAATGTCGCCAAGCAAATCCTGGAAGACCTGATCAAGCTAGCGCTCGAGGAAGCCGAAGTCGCCCTGTTCAAGGCTGTCATTGGCGCCGTCGCCGGGGGGCACGCCGCCGGCACCGAATATGCCCCTGGCGGCATGACCTGGGTCGGTGAAAACGGCCCCGAACTGGTCGCGATGCCGACCGGGTCCAAGGTTTACACGGCATCGGCAAGCCGGCGCATGGCAGCCGACAACGACGGCGGCCCGCGCCTGGCGGTATCCTTTCACAACGACTTTCGCGGCGCCGACGCAAGCGCCGTGTCGATGATCCAGGCGCGCCTGGATCGCATGGAAGCCGAACTGCCGGGGCAGATCGTCCAAACCTACAACGATGCGCGCAAGCGCTTCCTGATCAGGAACTGAAGCCCAAGTGAAAGCACCATTGGACCTGCCGACGTCGGGCTTCGCGCAGCAGTCGTTCGAATTGCAGCGCGTCGACTTCGGAGCGCCCGAAGCATCGGGCCGAATCGGCGGCGTGCAGGCGGGCTTTCCACTGTGGCTGGGGCAATGGACGATCGGGGTCATCGCGGCGGCGAAGTCCGACGAACTGCGCGCCTTCATGCTGCGCCTGCGCGGCGCGACCCGGCGGTTCCTTGGCGTCGACCTCGCCCGCCCGTTTCCGCTGGCCCATATCACCGGCTTCGCTGGAATGACCCTGATCGACGATGTCACGCCGTTCACCGGCGATTGCAGCGACTGGTTCGAAGTGATTACGACCGACGGCGACAGCGAACTGACGCTGGAAGGCGTGCCGGCTGATCTGGAACTGTCGATCGGCGATTATGTGGGCTTCCGCTGGACCGCGACCGAAGACAGCGTCGCCGGCATCACCTGGCATGCCCCGGTGCGGGTCGTCGAAGCCGGCTCGGCCGATGACACCGGTGCCATCACCGTGACGGTCGAACCGCCGGTGCCCAGTTGCGTGCCGGATACGGCGGTCGCCTATCTCGACCATCCCAAATGCGTGATGGCGCTGGTCGGCGACCAGTCGCGGGTCGATGCGATCAACCGCCGTCTGGCGGTCCAGGGCGGGAGCATCACCGGAATTCAGGACCTGCGCGCGTGAAGACTATCACCGTCGAAGCGATGGCGGCGATCACGGCGGGCGAAGCGATCGTCACCGGTGCGGTTGAAATCATCCCGATCGAGCGCGTCGTTGCCCCCGACTTCCTGACCGACTTCAGCGGCCTCGCCTGGGAGTTGCCCGGCCTAAGCGATTTCAGTTCCACGGTTTACAACTGCGGGTCTGGAACCACCGACGTCTATACCGTGACCGGCCCAGCGGGCGGCACCGTCGACGCGACCTTTCGGGTCCGGGGCGTGGTCGAACTGAACGAATATAGCGGCGGGTCGGCGGGCACGCCCAGCTATGTCTATACCGGTGCGACGGGCAACCACGCCAACGTCAACCGCTATAAGCTGATCGTTTCCGACCCCCCGGCGACCTACTGGCTGAACAACGGCACTTTCACGAATTTCGACCTGACTGCGCTCGACTATGAGTTGGCGGTCACGGTCAACGTCGGCGCGACCATCACGCTGCAGTCCGAATCGGCCGACAATAAGGAAGTCAAGAATAACACCAGCGTTTCGGCGCCGGACGACGACGTGCTGCACCCGATCGCCGTGTCGCAGCCCTATGCTGGGCAATTCATGCAGGTCGATGCCCTGACCGCGACCAGCGTCGGCAGCACCCTGCGCATCTGGGGCGGCTATGGCCCAATCCTGATCGGCGGCCAGTCGTTTGCCGGCGTCGGCAACAGCTTCATTGCCAAGCAGTCCGCAGGCGCAATCGGCGGCGTCGCGCAAGGGTTGACGCTAGCCCTGTCGGGCATCGAGCCGGCGCTGCTGGAACTGATGGACGACGCCGAAGCCTATAAGGGCGCCGCGGTCGTCATCTATCGCCTGATCTTCGCGTCGGACGGTAAAACCCTGCTCGACGCCCATGTGTTTGACCGTGGCCGCCTTGATGCCGTCGGCAGCGACGAAGTCGTCGGCGCCGCGGCAGCCATTTCCGGCGCGGTCGAAAGCGCCGCCCGGGGTCTTGGCCGTTCGGGGTCGAGGATGCGGGCCGACGCCGATCAGCGCCTGATTTCCGCCAGCGACGGCTATTTTAAGCACACCGCCTATGCGGCGCAAAAAATGCTCTACTGGGGCGGCAAGCGCCCGGTGCGCACCGGCGAAGCCCATGGCGGCGGCGGTTTGCTCGGCGGCCTGTTCGGCAGCGTGTCATCGTGAGGAATCGCAACGGCCAGGCGCTGGTTGCCTTCCTCGACGAACGCGCGGCGACGGCCCATGGCTATGGGCGGCGAGCGAACGATTGCGGGTCGTTCGCGCTGGCGGCGGTCGCGGCCCTGACCGGCGAAGACCCCGCGCCCGACCTCGACTGGTCGAACCGGCGCGAAGCGCTGATGATCGTCAAAAGGTTCGGGTCGCTCGAGGCGGCGTTCGATGCTTATTTCGAGCGCATCCCGCCGGCACTGGCGATGCGTGGCGACATTGCCGGCGTGCCCGATGCCGACTTCGGCATTCACCCGATGGTCGTCGAGGGGGATATGCTGGTCGGCCCGGATGAAGGCGGAACGCGGCGGCTGAAGCGGTCGGCAATGGTCACGGCCTGGTCGGCGGTCATCGTCAAGCGGCAACGGAAGAACGCGAAGTGAGCAAGGTTGTCGGGTTCATCGTCGGCGCTGTCCTGGTCGTCGCGGGCATCCTCACTGGCAACGTCGGCCTGATCATCCAGGGTTCGGCGATGATCGTCACCCAGGCGGTGGTCGATCTGACGATGCCGAAGGCCCCGGCGCGCCAGGCGTCGGAAATGCAGATTCAGCTGGGCGAGCAGCCCCGCGCAATCTTCGTCGGCGAAGGGTTCACCGCCGGCAGCCTGGTCGACGGCTTCAACTATGGGGGGAAATACGGGACCGACTGGGAAGTGTTGGTCATCCGCCTTGCCGACGAGCCGTGCGAATCGCTGACCGGTTTCTATGTGAACGACGAATGGAATGCCTATGTCGGCGACGGGCTGTATCCGCGCTATGACGACCAGCTGGTGCTGTATTTCCGGGCGAACACCAGCACCGACCCGTTGCCGTCGATCGTCACGACGCACGGCCCGGGCTGGACGTCGGCTGACATTGGCCGGTCGGGCTGCGATGTCATCGTCGCCTACAAGGCCGACAAGGCCGACGACAAGCATCCTGGCTGGCCGGGCGGGCGGCCGCGGTTCGGGTTCGTCCTGAAGGGCGGCAAGCGCTACGACCCGAGGAAGGACAGCACGGTCGGCGGTTCCGGGACGCACCGCTGGACCGACTCGTCGACCTGGGAATGGTCGGAAAACCCTACAGTCTGCCGCTACAACTGGGCGCGGGGCATCTTCGCCGACGGCGCGGTCAGCAACCCGGCGCAGCTGCTGGTCGGGCGTGGCCTGACCGCGGCCGAAGCACCGCCCGCCAATATCTTTGCTGCAGCCAACTTGTGCGACGAAGTGGTCGATGGCGCCCCCCGTTATCGGGTTGCCGGCCCGATCTACGCCAACCAGGAATTCATCGACGTCGAAGGCATGTTCGCGCTGGCGACAGGCGGGTCGGTGATCACCCGCGAAGGGTCGGTCGAACTCGAGCCTGGGCAATCGAAAAGCGTGGTCGTGACGATCACCGACGCCGACCTTATGAGCGGCGGGAAGGTCAGCTGGAATCACGCCATCCTGTCCGAATCCGACGCCGAATGGGTCAATTCGGTCGTCGCCCGCTACATCGAGCCTACCCAGCAGTGGAACGACTTCGCGGCGCCGATCGTGCGCAGCAGCGGCGACATTATCGCCGACGGCAAGCCGCGCGAAGCGAGCATTACGCTGCGCCTGGTCAAGGACCAAAAGCAGGCGCTGCGAA